ACTCTTCTGCTTTTGATATTAATTCGTCTGTTTGAGTTTTTGTTGGAGCTTCTGTTGGAGCTTCTGTTGGAGCTTCTGTTGGAGTAGCTTTTTTATCAAAAAGACCTAATTGTTCTTCTAGTGTTTGTTCTGTAGGGCGTTTGTCAAATAAGTCTGGTTGTCTATCAAGTGTTGTGGGAGCAATTCCTAAATCTGTATCTTCAAACATTTCTGTCTGTTTGCCCACGGGCATGGTAGGTTTAGGTTCTCTACCTAAATCAGTATCTTCATCAAACAACTCACCTTGTTCTCTACCTTCTGGTGTTACTTCTGTTGTTTTACCCCCACGTTTTGGCGCAATCATCTCAACAAAACTTTGTACAAACGCACCTACACCTGCGCCATACCCAAAAGCTTCTCCAGAATTTGTAAATGTACCTTGCTCTGGGTTATACAACCCTTGTTCGATAAGATTTTGCCCAACAGCAGCACCAAATTCTTGTAGCCCTTCAACTCCTGTTTCTGCTGCTACTCTTTTACCTCTATCTATTATCCTATCACTAACTTCCCCACCTACACCTTTTCTAAATCTGCTTATTATACTCAGTGGAGATATAAGTTCTGATAAACCAACAACCGCGCCAAGACCAGAAGCAGTTAATCTTTGTCCTGGGGTAGCATCACCCTCCCTAGCACGTTCTGATGCTTCTCCTGCACCTGCTCCTACAGCTAATGCTCCTGCAGCGATTGGATTAAAAGCAGCTGTTCCAAGAATACCTGCAAAAGAACCAAGAGCTTCACTAAATTTACGAGGTATACTTGTAAGAGTTTGTTTATCTTCTATTGCAGTTTGTATATTAATGTCTGGTGCTACTAAACTTTGAATACCTTTTCCAACAGTCTGAATGCCACTACGCAAAGGAGCCTCTGCAAATTCAGGTAACACAGTGGCTGCACCTAATAAAGCACTTTCTCCAAGTCCAGCGACTCCGCCAATAATTCCCTTTGGTATTTCTTGTAGTTGCTGCCCTAGTCCTACAGGCGCATATCTTTCTATATCTAGCAAAGATTGTAGGTATCTATCACTATCAAAACCTCTTCTAGATGGTCGCTGTTGTTGTAAATGTAAATTTATTAACTGTTGAGTGGTAGCTCCTTCAGGTCCTTCTACTCTTACTGGAGTGCCATCCCTTTTATATATTTCATATGTAGGCATGTTATGCTCCTACTGCATCTATATTTGCGTAGCTGGTCGGCTTGTATCAAAATCTAATCTTGCTATTGCCTCTTTTATAGCGTCTGAAGTTGATGGTAAATCACCTAATGCTCTATTTAATGCTTGATTGTACGCTTCTTCTGCTGCTTGGTATCGTTTAAGTTTTCTTTCAGATGGCCCACTAATATAATCGGTTCTATATTCATCTAATTTAACTTTTAAACTTCTTCCTACAGAAGAATCAAACGCTTCGGTAGCATTTTGTATAAGTTTTTGTGCTGTACTTAATCTTCCAAATAACGCATTTCTATTCTCACCACGTTCTATGGCTTGCTTTAATTCTTTATTTATTTGAGTGGCTAACCTATCATTTTCTAATTTTTGTAGTTTTAAGTCTGATTCTATATTAAACTTGTCTACCGCTAATTTATTTTGTCTGTCTCTTTCACCAAGAAGAGAAGCTACTGCTGCTGGGTTGCCTCCTTGAAAAGCTCTAAGAGTAGCAGCTAAATTATCTTTAGGTTGATACTGTAAAGATTTTATTCCTTGAGGAGCCGTTTCTGTGCTAGGAGGAGGCATAGGAGGCCCTTGCATAGGAGGAGGCATAGGAGGCCCTTGCATGGGCATAAGAGTCATTCCTGGCATAGGAGGAGTTATACCTGTTTCTTCAAAATTTCCTGTTGGCATTTTATCCTTCTCTTGCAAAAATTTTTGTGTGGCAAAATCTGGACCTTTAGGAATAATTCTTCTATCTCCAGGTAGATATTCTGCGCTCTCAGTTAACGCAGGTAAACCTCTTCCTTGTTCATTAAGATTTTGTGCTACAATATTACTAGGTGTTGCAGAATTTTTTAATGTACCGTCTGCGTTATAATTATCACCGTATAACTCATCCCACTCTCTTCTTTCTCTTTGGCGTTCTAGAACACCTGTGTGAAATCGCATTGGTGGTTTAGGTTGTACTTGAGAAGGTAAATCAACTGAATTTCCACTTTGAAAACCAACAATACCACCTTGAGCTGCTTTCATGGGTTTAGGCACAGGTGCGCCAGCAATGCCTCTAGGTTTTTTAGCCCCAGTTAACATTTTTTGAAGATCAGTCATAGCTTTTTGGCGTTGTCGGGCTTTCATATTGTTAGCCATACCTACCTGTTTGGCAACATCAACTTCTCTTTGTAAATCAGCCATAGCACCTTGCCTTAAAGCTTGGTCTTGCTGTTGTGCTATAGTTGCAGGGTTTTGTTGTTGAGAAGCCATCAAAGCGGTCTTAGCTTCTTGTTTTTCTTTTAATAATTTCTGTGAAGCTAAAACTTCTAATAACTGTGGAGTAACACCTGCTTTTTGTTGTTGAGCAATTTTACCCTGTAAAGCTGCAGGATTAGCCCTGTTAGCATTCATTATTGCGCCCAGTTGTTTATCTAACCCTAGTCCACCAAGCCCCATCATGATGCTGTTCCTGTTTCAGTTGTTGTAGATGTAGGATTTAATTTTTTATTTATTTCATCTAGTACACTCATAAAGTTACCTATGCCCCCTAACGTGCTAGCTGTGCCACTAGGTTCTACATAAGATTGTGTTTTTGTTGATATAGGCAACCCAGAAAGTAAAGATTGTAAAAACTGTACATTCTTAAATGGGAACGCTCTTTCCTCTTCAAACTGCGCTAGGTCAGCTGCAACACCTTCAGACTCTATACCTCTCTGTATATTGCCTAATTCTGCTTGTGCAGCAAGTCCTGCTAAACCAAACTTATTAGCTGCTTCTTGTGCTTGTAGTCCGAACCCTTGTTCTTTATTAAACTGATCCATGGCTTTATCATAAGCCGTAGCATAACCCCTACCTGTAATACCACTTAAAGTGTCCATCAAACCTTTTACACCCTCAGATGCCATAATAGCTTGTCTACCTCCACCAAAAGCACCTGCTTGTGTTAATCTAGAAGCATCTTTTAACCTTTGAATATCGGCTTGTTTAATTGCAGCATCAATCTGTGGCTGTAAAGCAGATTCTAGGTAAGGGTTCATATAAGCACTTGCTTGCTCTGCCCCAAAAGTAGTCGGTGTAAATGCCCCCATGGTATCTGTAGGTATATCTAAACCACCAATACCCTCAAAAGCCTTTGTTTGTAGCGCAGACTCTCCTGCTGTCAAAGGTCCTGTGTAAGCTTGGTAGTCCATATCTGAAAGAGCTTCACCTTTACCAAGCATTTCAGTAACATAAGGCCCTGCATAAGGAGAAAGAGACGATTCTACTCCTGCTATAGCTCCAACATTACTTGTGCCAAAAATATCATCAGTTTCTGCCATAATATCTCCTATGCTGGTAAGAAATCTCTAGGGTTTATTTCTTTGCCTTGTTTAGTATTACCTGTTCGTGCTTTACGCACTCTTGCCATCATGCTCTCTAACACCTTAGCACCTGCATCTGAATTACCATTACCAAGATGACTAACAACATCTGCAGGAATTACAAATTCACCATCACTTAACCTTGCTTCTTGCACCCCGTCTATTCTAGCAGGGACTTCATCAGCCATACCATCAGTTTTACCATCAAGATATTTACCTTTAGCAAAGTTATTTTTTTCATCCTGTTCTTTTTGTAGTTGTTCTTTAAACTTTTTTACTCCTACAGCACCAAGACCTGTTGCACCCGTGCCAGCAGTAAGATACGCTAATAACTCAATTATTTCAGGATTATTGCCAATAAGTTCTATAATACCCCCCATATCATAACCCTTAACTCCACCTCCCGTAGCCATACCCCCTTCTTTTATATAAGCATAAGGGTCGCTATATGGAGAATTTTGTAGATATTTAGTTAATGCGTCTAGGCCATAATAATTGGGAAGTTGTTGTGTTGTTGTAGCAACAGTAGAGGCAGGAGCCGTTGCAGCTGCTATTTCTTCAGTAGGAGTTAGATAAGTATAAGTAGGGGTAGCTTCAAATGCAGGATTATTTTTATTAAGAGTCCCTAGTCCTGTTGCTTGAGTGGTTGCAGCTGTTTGAGCTGTTGATAACGCGGTTGCAGGATTGTAATCTTCTCCACCCGTTTGAGGGATGTATTGAATATCACTAAAGTATCTTCTACCCCCACTTCCTGGCCTTCTCGTAGTGTCAGATGTTCCTGGTACTGCTTCACGGACGGCTGTAAGCTGTGGTATAGACCCCTGATAACCTGTAACTGGGGTATCTGTCATGTCCCCACCGACTAATGCCCCTATCCCAGCTGCCAGAGCTAGTCCTTCAGGACCACTTAAAAAGTCTTTTATATCCTCAAGTGGATCAATAGTTGCCGTTACCATCTACGTAGTCCCCTTAATAATACCTATTAATTTTTGAAGTATATCATTATCTGATGCTTTTTGACCAGAGAAATCGTATTCGTCATATGGATTTATTGCTTGAGTCGAAAGAAGTGTATCTTCAGTTACAGGAGCCGTGTACTCCTTTGATAAAGATTCTAAGTCTAAAGGTTGATCTAAATACTCTCCTAAACCCTCTTGTCTTGCTTTAGCAAAAAACTCTGCCTGTTCTGGGTTAGCAAATATAGTCTCAAAATCATAGGCTGGATCTACCTCAGCAAGAGGACCTGGGGCTATTTCTACTATTCTTCTAAGTGTTTGTAGTAGTTCTTCTTCCTCTTCCTCCTCTTCCTCCTCCTTTTCTTCTGTAGTATCTTTTAATGTATCTACCTCTGTTTCTACCTCTGTCTCTGTTTCAGTCTCAGTCTCAGTATCAGTTTCAGTGTCAGTGGTGGTGTCTGTATCTGTACCTACAATTTCAGCAATACTATCTACAACCGTATCAGTATCAGTGTCTGTAGTCGTATCAGGTTGAGTTGGACCTTGGGGCATTGTTACTTCCCCTCCTGTTACAGGATCAGAACCTTGATCTACAACTACATCTGGGGGTTTACTAGAAACAATTTCATACCCAGTAGGATTACCATCAGGACCGTAAGTCATTTCTTTTGTAACTACTGTGCCATCTTCAAGAACTTTTGTAATTGTTGGTGGAACTGAAGAAGAAGAGGAAGATTGAGATTCAGCAAGATTATGAATACTTTCTAATAACGCATCATCTGCATCAGATATAGTGCCTTCTATTTTTTGCGCTTCTAAACTTTTTAAAAGTGCGTATGGGTCAGATTCTGCTTCAGTTTCAGTTTCTGTTTTAATATCAGTAGTGGTGTCTGTGTCTATAGGTTGTTCGATTGAAGACTCAGGTTGAATTGGCCCTACTGTTCCTGTTCCTGTTGGAGCAGTTACTTCAGGAATAGTTGTTTCTGTTGTTTCATAAAGTTTAGCGTACTCTTCGGGGTCATTTGCTTGCAGTAAACCTTTAGGTAACTTAGCAGCATCGTATATAGAAGAAGATTTATCTAAAAATGGGTTAAATCCGCCTTGTTCGTACGCTGTATATTCAAAACCAGTTAATTTATCCAGCAAGAAAATAGGCATATACTTATCAATGGCATCCCTCATATAAGGATTACCTGTAGTATTTCTTATTCTATGAAGGTCATTAACACTTTGTGTTCCTTCGTCATGTAATTTTACAACTAAATTTTCATGGTATTCTTTTGGAGTTTGTGTATATCCTTTTAAATCTTTTCCTAGATCTTCAGCCACATTGTCTGCAGTAGCGTATACACTATTTAAAGTTACACCTGTTTTTTCAGTACCATCAGAATTTATAGTTAGTGCTAATGCAGTATCTCCTGAAAGTTCTCCTGTATCAGTAACTTCTTTTTTTACAAAAGTATTAGCGACTTGATTGTTAACTTCTTGCGTATCTAAACTACTATTATTAATTAAATACTGCAAAACATTGTTAGGAATTGATTTTGTAGTTGAATTTTCTACTTGCCCAGTTATGACTTCTTGTACTTGATTAGGTGTTAAAGACACAGTAGAATCAGCGTTTGGATTTACAGCACCCGCAAAAATATGATTGCCAATAGTTACTCCTCCATTTACGTGTTTTGATAGTTCTTCATCCCCCCAATATGGTTTACCATCTTTAACACCTTTAGGATTCCAATAATGTGTAGCACCTCCAGTAGGGTCAGGTATACTTCCGTTTAATATATTATCTACAACTTGTTCTACTTGTTTATATACAGCACTATTTTTATTTGTATTAACTAAATCATTACCCCCTTCATCAGCATCATTCCAAGCAGAAAATTGATACGGTGCTTTTGCAACATCTGTAATACTATTACCATAAGAACTATCTTTTACTCTGTTTAATATAACATGAGCTACAGCAGCTTGACCGTCTGCTCCTTCTCCAGCAGCCTCCCCTATAATAGTCCTAATCAAAGTGTCTTTGTCTGATGTTGTTACAGGAATATTATCCGCAAAAGACAAATCTCCTAGTTCTTCTGTAAATTGTTGTTTTATTTCGGGGGTAAATTTGTCTGCTTGTGAAATAGTTTGAACTGCGCTAGCTGCACTAGCAGAACTAGACTGCAATACTGCATTTACTCCTTCACCAAACCCTCCTTCACCTGCAGCTATTTCTATTCCTGCATCTTGTAACCCTAAATTTTCTAAAGTATTTCCAATAAATCCTTCAGTTGTAAATTCCGTTGTCCCAGTTACAGCAGTTGTTGCTGTTATATTAGCAACTTTAGACTTTAAAAGAGAAGACATTGGATTTACAACTGTATACCCTACGATCGCATCCCCAAGACCTTGTGTTAATCCTGATGCAAATAGAAAAGAACCTTTTGCTTGTGTTGTAAGTATATAAGCTGCCGTATCTGCGTCTCCACCAGCTAGTTCTAAAGCTGCTTGATATTCTGGACCAGCTACATAATCAGGGTTAGTTTCTATCTCATTTAGTATTACTTTCTCTATATTTTTTGCGCCAGAACCAATGGCTTCTGTTGTGTTCATAGCCACTGATACAGCACCACCCCCCAACGGCCCAAAAAACATAAAAGGTAGCGCACCTTGTAAAACATCAGCAATACCTCCAGACACAAGAAGAACTGTCCCTTGCCAAGTTGGATTTGTACCTAAAGAAGCATTTTCTACTCCAACTGGTAAGTATATAGGTTTTCCTGTAATTGGGTTGTTAAACGGAGTTTTTCCAAAAATAAAATCTCCAGTAGGTTGATTGTCTTCAATATATTTTTGTGACGCTGTAGACATAAGACTTTTAGCATTTTCTGCTTGATCTTCGGTAAGTTTAACAAAAGGAGCTACAAAACTTTGGGCGAGATCAAATTTTACATCCGCACTTTCAATAGATTTTTCAAATTCTTCATACTCTTCTTTAGTTTTCACACCTTTGGGCATACCAGTAAATGGATTAATATTATTTTCTGCCATACCTTGTAATAATTTATCTACCGCGAGTGCTGTACCTTCTGTGGTGCTACTTGCAATGTCATATAATTGCCCAGAAATATACAATGGAATATCTTTAAAAATCATCTCAGTGGTTTCTAAAGCAGCAGTCGCAGCATCTGTTGCTCCTTGCTTTGTAAAAGTGTTTTTTAAGTCTTGTATAAACTTACTAGCAGTGTAACCCTCATATACAGTAGCTTTCGCCTCTTCTGTCTCAACAGGTTTTATACCAAATTTAAATTTTTCTTCTGCAAAATCAGAGCCTTCTCCTGCAAAACGTGTATCAGTTTTTAATAAACCCCCTTCATCTGCAGAACCATATAAATTTACTTTATTTTGTACACTTGAAACTTTTCCTATAACTGGATATTCTGCAAAATCTTCTGGGCCTAGTATTGGAACTGTTGTAAGTTGCCCATACTGGTTTGTTGCATACATAGTGCCTGTTTCTGCAGGACTAAGCGTTGTTTGAGTTATTTCTGCAGTATCTATTAGGGGCTGTTGGTCTGTAGTAGCTGTAGTAGTCGTAGGAGTAGTCGTTTGTGTTACTTGTGCTGGCTGTGGGAACACCATATCTTTTAGTGCATCTATCACTACAGGCACATTCTTTGTATTTGCCAACGTGGTCATAGCAGCTAACGCATCACCCCCTGCTAAATAAGTAGTAGCTCCTGCTGACATAATCTCAAGTGCGTCATCATTAAGTCCAGCAGCTCCTCCTATCTTGTCAGTGTACTCGGTTATAAAGTCGGTTAACCCTGCTACAGCTGAAGCCGTGACACTGCCTCCCTGTAAAAATGCATTTAAGCTATTGCCAACAACGTTAGTAACTTTATCAGCTTTGATATCAGGTAAGTCTATTGTGTCTTTAAGGGTATTTGAGATTGTTGTTGATGCCTGATTGTAAATCTGTGAACCTGTTGTAGCAATAATAAAAGTTTTGAAATCTCCTCCAGATATCCCTGTGCTTATAGCTGTGTTGGTTGCTAACTTAATCATGTCTTCGGATACATTAATATTATTTGTTACAGTTTTTGCGATTGTATCTGATACCCCAGAAATAATTTCTCCTGCCCCAGCTGTAGCTACAGTTTTAAGAAGAGCTTCTGGAACGCTCTGACCTTTATCCACTCCAGCAGCTGTTGTTAATAAAGTACTAGCTACTGCTGTTTGCCCTGCAGTCAAACCCAAAGCTGTTCCAGCTCCCCCTGTTAATACTAACGCAGCGACCTCAAGTGAGTTGTCTTCAAGAAAATTACTCACATCAGAAAATGTATCATCTATTGACGGTAAAATATCCTCTGCTACATCTACAACAGAAGAACCCCAATCGCCAGGATCCCACCACTTTGCACCTCCTCCTGAACTAACAGGTTTCTCATAAGATCCTGTAGCTTCGTTCCAGACTTCCCCACTTGTAGAGGTAATAAGAGGTTGAGTTTTTGCTAAAGACTCCGTTACTTGTGCTTGAGATACTCCCAAAGCTGCTATTTTGGCTTGAAGGTCTTTAAGAATAGGTGAATCTATAGGAACTTGGCCTACTATATCATTATATATTTGTGTTAATGTGTCTAAATCTTCAGCCATATTACTCTAACATCCTTATTGGTTGTTTGCCGAGTTTGACAAATAAACCGTGGCTAGTACTGTTTTCTAATGGGGCTATGCTAACAGTTGTATCAACATTTCGTAGTTTAGCGTGTACTAACTGCAAAGCAGGGACAAGACTTTTTTCTTTTAACTCAGAAGTATAATGAGTTATCCCATCTCTTTGTAAATGAGCTATGTAGTTATAAAAATTCTGCACAAAATTCTTACCAGTGTCTACATTTAAAAATCTTCCTCTTAACTTGTTAGGAAACTTTAACCCACGTTGAGCTATAAAAAAAGTGTTTCCTATCTGTATAGCTTCCGTTGTTTTCAAAGACAACTCTGCTATAACCTCAGTAGCCATGTCTTGTATTGAATTAGGGTTTGCGGTAGCTCGTTTTTCTAATTGTAAAGCTCTAACAATTAACTCCCGCATATCTAATTTGTTATTTTTACTATCAACTAATTCCACTAAGTTATCTCCAAAATACTAGCTACAACGTGTAATCTGTTTGCTGTAGCAGCGGTAACTTTTAGTATCTCTGTAGTCTGAAGAACAAGAGGTGCAGATAACAACTCTGCGGTTGCATTGGCAGATATAGATTTGGTTTTAAATAGACTAAATACATCAGATCCATTTGTTAAAGTAACCGTTATAGTATCTGCGTTACCTGAGTCTTCAGATACAATTATAGATTTAACTATAGCTGTAGTAGACGCAGCGCAAGTATACAAAGTAGTAACACTTGTACTTGTTAAATCAACTTTAGCATTTGTGTAAGTATTCGCCATTACCCCATAAACCAACTAAAAGAATCAGACCTATCCGCAAGAGATGTATCTCTTAATGTATTATCTATTTGATTAAAATACAGACGTATCACGTTATTAAATTGATTAAACTCTTCAGCGTTATACTCTTTTGGTGGATAAGGTAAAGCGGGAG